GCCTGATGCTGACCGGCACGCCGATGATGAAGCAGCCGAAGGATATGTGGACGATAATCCGCGACTTCGACCCTCGCGGGCTTGGCAATAACTGGGAGCACTTTGCCTTCACTTATTGCGATGCCACCATGACCGCGTTCGGGATGGACGCATCAGGCGGCTCGAACCTAGAAGAGTTGAACGAATACCTTCGACGAACCTTCATGATCCGGCGCTTGAAAAAGCACGTGCTTTCAGACCTACCGGCCAAGACGCGCGAAGTCGTGGTCTTCCCGCCCGAAGGGATGAAGCGGATCATCAAGACTGAGCGTGACAAGTTCACTAAAGCGCTGGCTATGCTCGATGCTGCCAACCTAGGAGAGGAATACAAGCCCGAGGTGGCGCTGGAAGAGCAAGACCCGGCATTTATACTCGATACAATGACACGGTTCCTTCCACAAGGATTCGATTCGCCCGAGATCGACCAGCTTGATCCGGGCGAGGTTCAGCCCGGTTTTGCTGCCTATTCCGAAGCGCGTCACGATCTGGCGCTGTCCAAGGTCCCGATGGCGGTGGAGCACATCAAGCGCCTTGTGGACGCTGGAGAGAAGGTCATCGTCTTTGCAATCCACAAGGATGTGGTTGCCAAGGTCCATGAGGCTTTTCCCACGGCCGCCCGGATCATTGGCGGTCTAGGGGCCAAGAAAGTGGAGGCCGAAAAGCTTCGGTTTCAAGGCGATAACGACAACGGCATCGAGCCCGATCCGGAATGTCGGGTCATCATCTGTAACCTCAAGGCGGGTGGTGTCGGCCACACCCTGACCGAAGCCACCGTCGTTTGCTTCCTAGAAATGTGGTCGGTGCCCGGCGACATGGAACAATGCGAGGACCGCGCCCACCGCATCGGTCTCGAACACAATGTGCTGGTGCAATATCTCGTGGTCGATGGCACCATCGACGCCCTGACAATTCAAGACCTCGTAACCCGCATTGCAATGGTGCAAGAGGGCGTAGATGGTAAACGTGCTGCTGCTTAGGAGTTTGCTATGCGTTTTGGTAAGAAAAATCTGTTCTCATTTCTTGATTGGCGGAAGGATGGTGGTGACAAAAGCACTGTCACAGGCTTTTTCTTCATCGCAATCAAGCCACTCTTTTCAATTGTTCTTCTTCGCTTCGACGGAGAGAGCCGAGAGGCATTTCACACGCACGCCTTTAACTGCATTTCATGGTTGGTGAAGGGTGAGCTTCATGAGGAGATGCGTGACGGCCGGACTTACAAGATCAAGCAATCGCTCTTTCCATTCCTAACGACCCGTAAGGATTTCCACAAAGTGTCTTCGGTGACTCCAGTTTCGTGGGTCTTCTCGATCCGAGGACCTTGGGCCAGTAAGTGGATGGAGCATCTACCGAACGAGGATCGTGACCGGACACTCACCCATGGTCGTATCGAAGTCGCCTAGCGTCAGCGTCCTTATGGAGAATCCGACGGGCATTGACGAAGCAATCGCTCTGATGATCGGAGGCTTTCTGATCACCGTTATACTCGTAGCGTTCACTTACTACGAGATGGACAACAAGATTTACCAAGGTGTTTCACGCGGCATCAAAAATGCATTCCGCTTCTTAGCTCGTCGCAAAGGGTAATTTTTGCTTGACAATCACCGCAATTTTTACTAGAACATTACCACCTTAACCAAGGAACCTCCTATGAATATGCCCCTGACGATGCCGCAAGCGCGCCGCACCGCGCCTGAGTGGCAAGCCAAGATCACTCGCAACAGGGCGATCGCAAACGCAACCGGTATCAATGGAGCGATCCAAATCTACAAGGGGCGTTATTTCTGGCCTCTGGTTCCATGCCATCCCGGTAACGACATTGACATCGAGACGATCGCACACGCCACTGCGACCTTACCACGTTGGGGCGGGCAGTCGGCAGACGAGAACGGTGACCCAATTCAGCTTTCGATCGCTCAGCATCAGGTCCATGTGTCCGAGATCGCCGAGCGCTCCTACACTGAAATCGTGCCCAAGTGGGACTGGACGGGCTCCGCCTCTCCGGCTCTCTATGGGCTCGTCCACGACGCCGCTGAGGGCTACGGGTTTGCGGATGTCTGTCGCCCGGTCAAGAAGCAGCTTGTAGGCTACTCCGAGGCCGAGAAAGCGCTGCTTGATGAAATCTGTCGAGTGCTCAAGGTCCCGCGAGATATGGCGATCGAAGAATGTGTTCGTCGCATCGATAACATGATGGTGTTCCTCGAACGCGACGAAATCATGGGTCCGCCTGTGATTCCCTATCCCAACGAAAACGATCACCAGCGCATCAACATCCGAGACGTGATTCCGGATTTCCGTGTGTGGTCGGCTGCCGAAGCAAAAGAGCGTTACATCGCTCGTTACGAGGGGCTTGCCGCGTGAACGAACCGACCCTTGCAGAAATCCGCGCCCGTCAGGACAAGTGGGATCGCTTTTATTTGGGAATGGCCGAGTATGTCTCGTCAGCCTCCAAGGACCCATCAACCAAGACCGGCGCTGTGATTGTGCGGCCTGACCTGACCGTTGCCAGCATGGGCTTCAATGGCTTTGCTCGCAACATGAACGATGCACCCGAACTTTACGCGAACCGCGATGAGAAATACTCGCGGATCATTCACGCTGAGATCAACGCAATCGTGAACTCCCATGGACCAGTGGATGGATGCACCATGTATGTCACCCTCGCTCCGTGCGACCGCTGCGCCGTCGTGATCGCCCAATCGGGCATCAAGCGCGTCGTGGCCTACGCCACCCCTCCCGCACTTGCTGAGCGTTGGGAAGGGCTTTTGTCCCGTGCTTCCGGTTACTTCGAAGAAGCTGGCATCGAACTCAAGATTCTGGACCGCTGATATGGAACTCCGAAACGCCGCCCCGCTCACCTTTTCCAAGCTCGATGACATCTGGCGCGAATACGACTACGCCATGCCGAACGGCACGATCGCCACGATCGGCATTGAAGAACCCCGCTTCCTGAACGTCAATCCCGTCCACGGCGCTCACCGCATCGTCGATGCCGAGGGCGTCGTCCACTACATGCCGGGCCACTTCATCGCGCTGCGGTGGTATGTTAAGGAGGGCACGCCGCACTTCCATACGACTGTCCACCAGCCTGATGGCACCGTGCAACAGATCACGTTCGGCGAGGCGTCCGAAGCCGCATGACCGACGCAGCCGAAGACGCGACGCTGGGAATGACAAAGGGCCGCAAGGCCGCTCTCAAGGACGCCGCGATGATCGGGGATTCCGGCTACGACCGGATCGAAGCCGATCACTACAACACCCCTCCTGAAAATCTCGACTGCTTACTCCAGCACGTATCGCTCCACACCAACGTGTGGGAGCCCGCCGTCGGGATCGGGAACCTCGCAACCCGAATGCACGAGATGGGTTACACCGTCTGGTCCAGCGACATCATCAACTACGGCTATGATGAACGCTTTACCCAAAGCGACTTCTTTGCCCAGACTAAGATGCCTGACCCGCTGGTTCACTCGATTGTGTCGAACCCGCCCTACGAGACCGTTAAGCTTAACGATCCGAACTGGGCGCACCTCAAGCCCCTTGCCGAGAAATATGGCATCACAGGCAACTCGGTCAGTCTAGCCGAACTCTTTTGCCGCCACGCGGTCGAACTGACCCGAGCCTGTGAGGGCCAAGTCGCGATGTTCCTGCGAAACGAGTTCGACTGCTCGAAGGGGCGCATGGACCTGTTCTCGAACCGACCATTCTACAAGAAGATCGTTGTGTCCAAGCGCCCGCGCTGGGTCGAAGGATCGACCGGCTCCCCGCGCCACAATTATTCGTGGTTCGTGTGGGACTGGAGTCTTTCTGAAGGAGAAGGTCAGATCGCTTACTCGCACCCAGCACTGGCCAAGCTGGCAACTACCGAGGAATACGAATGAGCACCGACATCTCGATTGACGAAATCCGGGAAGCTATAGCGATCTATGGCGGCATCCGCCCAGCCGGGCGAGAGCTTGGTATGGCAGAATCGTCGATCCGCTACCGGCTTAAGAGCGACCTTGCCGAGACGCTGACCCAAGAATCAGCCGACGATCCCGAGTTCAAGTCATACCGGGCCCCGAAGCCTATCATTTTCGATACGATCTCGACTCACAATCGCTATTTTATCTTCACCGCCGCGCAGGACGGCTCTGAAATCCACGAGGACTTCTGGAACTGCCTCCACGTCTATTCGGAATGGCTAGAGAACTGTGAGATCATCGTCTCGGGCTTCACCTATTCGAAGAAGCTGTTTGAAGAACACGACAAGCGTGCCAAGGGTGTTCACTTCCACCCAGACATCGATCCATTCGTCCTGCACGATCGCATCCGCTGCGGTGATGAAGTCGAGTTCTGCGGCGAGATGAACACGCTGCCGACCGCTGTCACACCGCTGTCCGGCTTCTCGACCTACACTCGTGGGCGCTGGGGTATCTTCCCACACCCGAAGGTCCAGTTGGAATCGATCGCCACCATGAAGCATGAGCGAGCCAAGCAGCTTATGACGACCGGCGCGGTCACCATGCCCAACTACATCCGCAAGAAGGCTGGCATCAAGGCGATGTTCCACCACCAGATCGGCGCTGTTCTCGTCGAGATGCGCCCGGACGGTTCGACCTATTGCCGCCACCTGCTGGCCACCGATCTCGAAGACGGGTCATTCTACGACCTTGATCG